GCTATAATACATGCTTAGACACTGAGATTTAGGATAGGTGCAGCAATCAAATTAATCAACTTGGAATGCTACTTTGACCCTGGACATCAAACTCCAGACTAAGTAGATAGAGTGGTTTCGACAGTTCCCCTCGATAAAAGAAAAAAGTAGATAACTATCCTGTTAAATTTAGGTCTGTGGACTTACACTTTTCTCCGTGCCAGCGAGTAAACAATCCTTTACTGACCTTTATCCCGCAATGTGGACATTCAACTTTTATAAGTGCTGGATTGTTCTCAATGAAATTGCTAATGGTTCCGTTTTTCCTCTTTGTTTCCCTGCATTTGGCTATGACAGATAGTGAACTCGGGTCTGTTCCTTTTTCTACTCTAGTTTTTAGTTGGGCTGCGATATTTTCTGGAGTTCTGGTATTCATCGTTCCATTTTTGATTTTAGTTGAGTTACACTTAATTGTGCTTTCGGCAGTCCACCCAACTACCGTACCATCCGTCTTGTTCTTTTTCCTAGTATCAGTTCTTCTCTTTATTATTTCGGGAGTCGGTATAACACCTTCACCGGATTCAGGGATAATATTTGCCCAGTCCTGGCTCTCAACCACATTCCATAGTTGGCTATAATATAGACCGCCTTCTTTGAGTTCAGGCAAGGAGGCGTATTCGTTTATAATTTCCGTAGTGTGGTCTTTTCCGTGAACCGCTAGATGCCGTTTCCAATGTAACCCGGAACCATCATATTTAGAATAATTCTGTTGGGTTGTCATCCCGAGATATTTCAACCCGGTGATTTTATGGGTCTTGATGTAGAGGCGATAAATATTCACGCTGATTGCTCCTGTTAAATTTAGCATTTAGAGTCCCTAGGCGATACTAGCGCAGTGAGGGACAACTTTCTTACCCAAAATCATTGCTTTTTACTCTGATTTCAGCTATAATAGTATTTATACAAAATTAACACAAAGGAAAAAAATATGAACGCATTTGTTACCGCTATCAACAACCAATCCGCCCGAACCGCAAATGGCATGAAGGCTCGGGTCAGTACCGCAAATGCCTGCGTAGATTTTTTCTTCGCAGTAGGTGCCTCACGCGGAAAAAATGTTATTCCCCAGTTTACCGCGGCGTATGTGGAGAATTCGGATTTGGCCCTGCGTATTTCTGCCTGGGCGCGTGACGCCCGCGGGGGTGCAGGTGAACGCGAAGTGTTCCGTCAAATTTTGGCGCACCTGGAAACTTCAGCACCAGCTGATGCCGAAAAATTGATGGCCAAGATTCCTGAGTTGGGTCGCTTTGATGACCTGTTGATCTTCAAGACCAAGCCGATGAAGGATCGCGCATACACTTTGCTTGGCAATGCGTTGCGTGAGAAGAATGGGTTGGCAGCTAAATGGACTCCGCGTAAGGGCGAAGTGGCTGCTGAAATTCGTCAGTTCTTCGGAATGACTCCGAAGCAATACCGCAAGACTCTAGTTGGCATGACCAACGTGGTCGAAACGGCAATGTGTTCGGGTTCGTGGGATACTATCAACTACAGTCATGTACCGTCTGTGGCGCACGCCAGGTACAAAAAGTCCTTTGGTCGTCACGGTACTTCATATGCTGAGTACATCACTAAGTTGGTTAAGGGCGAAGCAGGTGTGAAGATCAATGCTGGCGCAATCTTCCCGCATGATGTGTTGAAGGGTCGTATCGGTGGGTACGGTGTAACTGCTTGGTCAGTGACTGAGTTGGGTGCTATTGAAGCACAATGGAATGCATTGCCTGACTATGTTGGTGACTCCAGCGTGTTGCCTCTAGTTGATGTTAGTGGCTCCATGAGTTGCAAGGCAGGTCAAAAGGGTGACACCACATGCCTAGAAATTGCGGTATCATTGGGATTGTACTTTGCTGACAAGAACAAGGGTAAGTTCAAGGACTGTTTCTTGACTTTCAGCGAAAAGCCAAGATTGATGAACCTTAAGGGTTCTATCAATGAAAAGATTGACCAAATGGTCGGTTCTGATTGGTGCATGAATACAAATCTGCATGGTGCGTTCGTTCAAATTCTTAACACTGCCGTTCTGAACAAGGTCCCTCAAGCAGAAATGCCTGAAACACTGATGATTTTCTCTGATATGCAATTTGACCAATGTGTCAAGAATGATGACAGTGCGATGGAAATGATTGCTCGTAAGTATGCTGCTGCAGGATACGAATTGCCTAATGTAGTTTTTTGGAACTTGAATGCAAGCGGAAACGCTCCAGTCAAGTTTGACAAGAGAGGAACCGCTCTTGTGTCAGGATTCTCTCCAGCAATTGCTGCTAGTGTATTGGGTGCAGACCCAGACGCATTTAGTCCAGAGGCAATTATGCTTAAGGCCGTGATGAATAGTCGTTACGATTTAGTGTAAGCTAAATAGTTATAACACGGCATATACCTCTGCGAAAGTACGTATCAGTTCTCTAAAATACCCGGTTCGCCGGGTATTACCATATATTGACAATAAATGGTGATTATGCTATAATACATCTATGTATCAAGTAATAAGTAAAGAAAAAGAGCAATCGTTCCCGTCACTAGCTTTAGCAATGGAACACGCGAAATTGATGAATGAGTTTGTCACCATTAAAAGTAACGATTTTGAAGTGTGCGGTATGTTCGGTGTAGATTCTATTGTAGATGGCAAGTGTCCAGATGGTGTTGCATATACATGGAATAAGGTAAGTCGCATAGGAGCGACAACACGTAGATAAGGAGCAGGTACTATGATAGTTGCAAAATTTGACGGACGTTGGGTTCACGTTGTAAAATTTATGCGTGATGTAGCTTTCAGTACTGATAAAGACTGGTTTATGGTTAACTTTGATTTTGAAAAAGTTAAGCATAAGCGGGAACATTTTATGTGGGTTCCGGCAGTAACACGATTTGAAGTTGTCAAAGAATTTGTAGGAGAATAATGTGGCTCATAAACATCAAGGTCAACTTTCACCCGCTCCACAATGGTGGAAACACTTGAAAGATTGGAAGCGAGTATTTTGGAAAACAGAACGTCAGGCACAAAAGCGTGACACACAGAAAAGAGAAAAAGAATGAAAACATGGGTAACCTCTGATACACATTGGGGACACCAAAACATTATGAAGTTCTGTCCGGTATCACGGGCACGATTTCGCAATGAAGTAGATTATATGAACGAAGCAATGGTTCGAGAATGGAACGATTTAATTGAACCCACAGACCTTGTTTATATTTTGGGTGATGTAGCATTCTTGCCTGCTCAAAAGGCAGCTGAATACATGAATCGGTGTAACGGCACTAAAATTTTAGTTGAAGGTAATCATGACCGTAAGACATTGAACGATCCTACATTCCGCAAGTGTTTCAAAGAAGTACACAAGTATTTGGATATCAACTACAATGGAACTAAAGTTGTTATGTTTCATTATCCAATTGCTGAGTGGGATCAGATGCATCGCGGTGCTGTACATTTTCACGGTCACTTGCACGGTGGACCTAGTGGAATGGAAAAGTTCCGCTGTCGTGATATGGGGATGGATGCAACTGGTATGATTGCTATCTCAATGGAAGATGCTATCAAAGACGCAATGAAGGGTGAAATTAAAGGACATCATGCTAAAAACTGAATTGAAGCAATATGTAGAAGACAATCCAAGGTTGGTTTCTATGAAGCCTGCTGGTGATGGTATCTTTGTGCTCAAATATCGCAAAAAAGTTTTTTACGATAACCTGTGGAACGAGTATCTAGAACACTGCCGTGGATCAGTAATTGATAAAGACTTTAATCTGATTGCTTATCCATTCCAGAAAATCTACAACTACGGTATAGAAAAGTCTGCACCAGTGTTGACTCCAGATACAAAGGTTACCGCTTACCGCAAAGTAAACGGTTTCATGGTTGCATGTACATTTTACAACGGTAAACTGTTGGTGTCTACTACTGGTAGCACCAATGGCGACTATGTTAACATGGCTCGTGAACTGATTGACGAAGCACGGTATCTTGAAGTTTGTAAGCGTTATGAAGGTTATACTTTTATGTTTGAGTGCGTTCATAAGAATGACCCACACATTGTTCCTGAAAAAGAAGGTATGTACATTCTTGGCTGGCGTGAAAATATCTGGCATAGCTCAGTGCAGCACGATACCTTTGCGCTAATAAACTTTGGATATAGCTTTGGGTGTTTTGCTCCAGAAAGCGTAATAACTAATATGGCACGATTACAAGACATGGCTAAGGAATGCCGACATGAAGGTTTTGTTGCTTACACTGATGACGGAGTATCTTTTAAGATCAAGAGCCCATACTATTTGACTTCCAAGTGGGTTGCCCGTAATCCAAGAACAGACAAGTTGATGCGTGAGGATTTCAAGAAGCAAATTGATGAAGAATATTATCCTTTGCTTTCTGCAATCCAAGCTGACATAGAATCATATACTGCAAAGACTGAGCAAGAACGATTAGAGTGGGTGCGTAATTATATGGAGACAATATGAACGAAGAATTTGACCGATTTGAGGAACACATGGCAAATGATGAAAGTCACTTGCCCGTGGAACAACAAAGCCTAGTATTTCGCTTGCGTAAGCGGGCAGAGATTCGTAGGCAGATTCAAAGCCGCAAAAGTGTAGCTGAAGGCAAACCAGATCGTATTGCCGAATTGTTAGAAGAAGCGGCAGAAGAAATTGAGAGTTTAAAAAACATAATCAATAGCTTTGAAGGAACATAAAATGAAGTGTTATCAATTGATTGGCGTGCCGGGATCAGGTAAAAGTACTTGGGTTGCAGCACAAGACTGGCCACTTTATTGTGTTCTGGTAAGCACTGATAATCATGTTGAAGATTATGCCACTCTAATGGGTAAGACATACAACGAGGTTTTCAAAGAACACATGCCACGAGCAGTAGAACTAATGGCTCAGGATGTTGTAGCTGCAAGAACTGCGGGCAAAGACATTATCTGGGATCAAACTAGTACAACAGTGAATAGCCGTAAGAAGAAGTTCAACATGCTGCCTAACTATGAGCATATTGCGGTGGTGTGTCGTACCCCTGAAAGTGAAGAATTAGCCAAGCGTTTAGCTAGTCGGTCTGGTAAGAATATTCCAGACTATGTGATGCGAAGCATGATTTCAGGATGGGAAGAACCTACACTGGCCGAGGGGTTTACTGAAATTATCTATGTATAGACCTGCGTAAATTAAAATAGGACCTTCGGGTCCTATTTTTTTGGGTAAAATTCTATTTTAATAATATACGCATAAATAGCATTATTATGTTTCAATTTATTACAGACCTATCACACAAATTATTGTCTTTTATAAAAGATGATCCGGTTCGTCCTGAAATATCAACTGACTTTAGAGTAAGTGATGGTAGAGTGGTAGCAGCATTAACAGATGAAGAACAACAACCAGAAGCAATAGTGTGTGTTAGCTTCCATGACTTTGTTCCTGCAGGAATAGAAGATTTACAGAAAACTACCCAAGAGCCCACGACGGCCACATTTTATACTATTTGGAGCTATAAGCCGGGGTCTGGCAGAGAACTACTTATTCAAGCAGTAAAAGGAATTCAAGCACAATATCCTGGCGTTACAAGATTCGTAACACTAAGTCCCAAGACTAACTTAGCCCGTAGATTCCATCTTAAGAACGGGGCTATCATTTTCAGGGAAAACATAGATACTACCAACTATGAATATCTGACAGAATCTCCCAAGGAAATTCCCAAAAATACCATTTGACAATAAATGGTTTTGGGTGTATACTATGGGTATGTTGACAGAACATTTGAAATCCCGGCACTTAGACTTAGAACTTCATCGGCCCGTGCTTGATGAAGCAGAAGGTGTTGCTACATTTTACTTGTGGAATCTTAGCGGACAGATGGTGGGATACCAGCAGTACCGGCCCTCGGGCGATAAAAAGCCCCAAAATAACCCCAAAGAAGGTAAGTATTTCACATACAGAAACCGGCCCACGCACACGGTTTGGGGCGTTGAGAGCCTGGATCTAAGCCCCTCAGTCGTGTTTGTGTGTGAGGGGGTGTTTGATGCGGCCCGACTCACTGAGCGTGGATTTAGTGCGTTGGCCGTGCTATCTAACAACCCCAACAGCGACTTACGCAACTGGTTATCGTGTCTGAATCGTCGAGTTGTATCAGTTTGTGACAATGATGATGCAGGCCGCAAGCTAGCCAAGTTTGGAGACTGTTGTGTTTTTACAACAGATAAGGATCTTGGGGATAGTGACTCGGATTTTGTCTCATCCTTACTGGAAACTTATGGTTGACATTAAATGGGGTTGGGTATATAATACACTTATGAACTTGAAAAACACCCGCAAACGCAGAACTGATCGTAATCAAGTCTTGTATTTTATCCAAGATGTAGTAACGGAAGAGACTTATATTGGTCTGACTACTATGAGTTTCGCGGGAAATGTGCGTAAAACTTTGAACCGTCGTATGCAGAAACATATGCAACGGGCCATGACTGAGCAGAAGAATTGGGGTTTGTCTTGTGCATTGCGTGAGCGTGGTGCCGAGCGTTTTGTATTCGGCATGATTGAAATTGTGCGAGGCAAGCGTCCTGCACATGCTCGTGAAACTGAATTGATTAACACATTGCAGCCAGCATTGAACACTTTTGGAATTAAAGAATAATGCAATACATTCTAACGCAGGAAGAATACGATAAACTCAAGTCGGATCAAACACAGCGATTTGATTTATCCAACAGTGAGCTACAAAATTTGTGTACCAAAATCTGTGATGAGATGCCGATTGATCGTCCATGGAGCCAGGGAGATCATATGCCTTGGGGTTGCATTCTCAGTACTAGTGACTGGTACTGCGATTTGTGTCCGGTACAAAAGATTTGCCCCAACACTGATAAAGAATGGAGCAAGTAATGAACGAACGAATTAAAGAACTTGCTGCCCAGGCTGAGATTAAATGGCAACATCAAGAAGATGTTATTTACAGCACAATGACCTTGGAACAATTGGAAAAGTTCGCCGAATTGATTGTTCATGAACACCTGCACATTATGAAAACAGAGTGGTATCAGCTTAACAATATGTCAGTAGATCCTGAAGGTGAAAGTCCCAGGGATGTTGGTATGAGGGTCGGCAGGAAAACCGAAGTCATTACTCTTATGAACAAAGTTGAGCAACATTTTGGAGTTAAATAATGAAAACAGAATTTGAAATGACATTGTTTGATGATGAGGAAACGGCAAAGAACTTGACCTTGCTAAATCGTCTTGAAGCATTGTTTGATCATTCAAAGAACAGTTTGCCAGAAGAATACTTTTGGTTCAGCGACAATTTGCCAGTAGGTTCTCGGGTGAAAATTACATTTCAGGTTATAGAATGAAAACAGTATGGGTAATTTGTGAAACTGTGGACTTGGGCTATCACATGATCAAAGCCTACGATGCATACGACAAGGCGAATGCTGAGTTTGAACGAATGCAAGCCAAGGCCATTGTTGATAAAGTAACGGCATTGATGGTTCACTGTGCCTACACATTGGAGTCAGCAACAAAGTATGCTAACAGTGGACACTACTATGAACTGAACAGTGTTGAGGTGGAAGAATGAACAAACGAATTGAAGCATTGATGGAACAAGCCAGTCAGTATGCTCACGAAAATGCAGCCGGAGACTGGGAAATTGGCCCTGCTTATCAAAACCTCTTTAACAAAAAGTTCGCCGGACTGATTGTGCAGGAATGTATGCGGCAGGTTGAAGAACAATATCTGCCTGTACTAGAAGATGAAATTATGATGAAGGATACACATTGGGATGGTTATGTCCAGTGCGGTGTTGATAGTTATGTGGCCATTAGAGAACATTTTTACGGAGAGGAAGAATGAACACGATTACTTGTCAATTTTGCGGTGACACTTATCCGGGCTTTGATGTTGCTCATGTCTGTAGTAAAGGTCCATATGCTTATAAAAAGCCCACACCAAGCGTTTCTGCTGATGTACTCAAAATGTGGGCTGATCCCAGATTTCAAATTCTATCAGAAGTTGATAAATTACTCACCGCTAGTAAAATGTGGGACGGTATGAATTGGTCCTATCATTCCATTCATCCGATTAAGTATCGCCCGGTGTCTGAAAAGGTTCGCCGAGCATTGTACGATCTTCAAATTGAATACGGAGTTGAAGAATGATGGACTATAAGTTTATTGGTTGGAACAAAGAAGATGGATCTGACAAAGTTTGGGGTGCTATCTATCTAGCAGATTTCTCCGTAAATTTTTGTCCTAATGTATTGATTTTCTGGGGTCGTAGAGGTAAGAAACTGCAAACTAAAATGGATCGTGACGGATGGGACTTAGATAAATTGGTCAGAGAAAAACAAAATAAAGGTTATCAATTGATCAAGGAGCATGAACTAAAAACTGTATATCCAGAATTTGAAAGTGATTTGGAAAAAACTACAATGTGGGCACTGCTTAAACTATGAACTCAGCACAGCGAAGAAAAAATAAACGGGAACATCCCTACTGTATTTCAATAAATATCAGTCATAATGAACAGCATTTTGATTATGTAGATAGAGTCAATCTTGCTATTGCGTGGTGTAAAAAGAAATCTACCAGTGGTTATGTTATTAAAACCGCAGCAAACCGATACCGCAGCGTTTTTAAATTCGCTGAAAGAAAAGATGCAGTATTTTTTGGATTCAAATTTTTATGAAAACTAAAGCAGAAATTATTCATTCAATGGCCTATACTTATAGACATGATTATGGGTTGCGTAAAGAACCAGATGATCCCACTTGGACAAGTGGTATGACAGAGCAGGATGCCATAATGCTTTACAAAACGATGGAACAGATATATAATAACGATATTGAACCTATTCTTGAACACTACAAAGGAAAATAAAATGAAACTAAGTACAGTAAACAATATATTTAAACATCAAATCTCCAATGGAGGTAAGTTTTGTTGGGCTTGTTATGGCCCTAATGCACGGAGTATAGATTATACCAGTGACTATGCACATGGTTATGTAGTTTTTGACACAGAAAATCATACTGTGTATTCAATAGAAGTTAGTCCAAACATGAACCGAGTGAACGATGATGAACCAAAGCCCTATCGTTGGCTTAATCCAGATCACCTAGATGTTTACTATTCCGAAGCTGAACAGCGCAAAATTGATCCTGATCAAGCATGGGATGATGTAAAGTGGATCGACTGCGATTTAGCAGAAGATTTTATTGAAAAGGCCACAGCTATGTTTAACGGTGACCCTTTTGATACTCGTATTTCAATCCCGATTGATTTAGACAGTGATACCATGTTGCAATTGGCAATGGAAGCACATAAGCGTGATATCACATTGAATAAGATGGTTGAAGTAATATTGCAGCAAGTAATTAACGAACATGAAGTTAATCGCACCTAATATACTCAAGTACATCAACCATGACTATTCAACAAACCCTTTTCGTTTTGTCGTTGAAGTTACAGCTTGGATGCTTAGTATCGGATGTGCGGTCACTATGGCGCTTACAGTACCCACTCCGCCTCTTATCATTTTGTACCCTATTTTTATTTGTCAATGCATTATGTTTGGCTGGTCTGCTTATAGTCGTAAATCATTTGGTATGGTAGCTAACTATCTATTGTTAGTTGCTATTGATAGTGTTGGTCTTGCTCGTATGTTAATTAATTAAGGAAATATTATGAAAAAATCTCAAAAACTTGAATCTAAAATTGAATCTAGTAATCTTGAACACGGTTGGGTCAAGACAGGTGACAACTCTTGGGTTGCTACACTACAAGAAGATCCAGATACCGGTGACTTGATTTTACCATTGCCAGATGAAGTAATGGAATCAAATGGATTTGAAATTGGTGATGTGTTACAGTGGAAAGATAATAAAGATGGAACATTTAGTTTTGCCAAGAAAGCATCCGAGGAAACTGAGTGGGTGTTGGTTGAATGTGTCAGTACATTCCGTCAACGATATATGGTGGAAGTGCCCAGAGGTGAGACTATATGGGCATTAGATACAGTAACAATGAGTGAAGCCAAAGAATTCAGTCAAGAATTTCTTGGTGAGCAGATTGTTAGTCATCGTATTGTTTCCAAGAAAGAAGCCTTGGCAATGTGCGACCAAGACAATGATTACCTTAAAGACTGGAACAAAGAACAGAAAATGAAAAGTTTTTTCACCACCTGGGAAGAACAACAAAATGGAAACACTTGAAATACTAACAACTCCGCAAAACCCAACCAAAGATTGGGGTGACAAAGAATGGAACAAGTTTGCCAAATGGTTGAATGGTATGCTTAAGATAAATGAAAGTACCACAGTTACATTCACTAAGCAGGATGGAACTGAACGGGTGATGAACTGTACATTGAAACCTGAATTGCTTCCTGTAGTTGAAACAAAACCATTAGCAGAAGGGAAGCAACCTCGCAAAGAATCAACCACTAGTATTCGGGTGTTTGATAATGACTTGAAAGAATGGCGAAGTTTTACAACAAAAAATGTCACTAGGGTAGAATTTACTATTTAAATATATTATGAATTTATCAAAAGAAAACTTAGAGATAGCAACACAATATTTTTTAGGTAACACTAAAGCATTAGATGCTAAAGATGATGATTTCAAAAATCTGTTCTTAACATTTGCAACTGATAACAATTCCTCAACTATACGTGAGCAGGTAACATTACATTATTTGGGTTATCAGCCCTATCAAGAAAAACACGGGGCTGATGGTGTAGATACAAAAACAGGGAGACAAAAAGAAGTAAAACCTAAGTTCCTTCATGCTGGCAAGTTAGGAAATAGTGGGAACTTCAATGATATGACATTGGAACTTTTAGAAAAGAAAAAAGACTATGACATTGTTAACAGTTTGTTTTATCAATCGCATTTGGTCTATATTGTAGAATTTTCCATGTCAGTTATTATTGAAAAATTAAAAAAACCAATCACCAATGCTAAATTGGGCAAAAGAGTTGTATGCCATTTCAATTATAAAGACTATAATTCAGATGAATTACGTATCCATTATTACAACAAAAATGTAGCATATGCTACGAATTGTCTTTCTAAGCCACACTTAATTATGTTAGATTCACATTAATGGTAAAACTAGTTGATGTTTTAAACAAACGTTTATCAACACGAAATCTGTCTGATACAGATTTTGATGCTGCTGTTCCCAGCTTGGCAATAGAGTTATCACAAACAAGCTATTATCCTCAATATACTGATGATGAATTAAATAAAGACTGGAATAATCTTTGTAAATGGACTAGCACTAGTAATGACATTAATTCTACATCACGTATGGGGATGAAACTAAGTGAATATTTTTGTCCTAACTTTTATGATATTGAAAGTAGTACAGGTAATAGTTTTAAAAGTCTTTGGACTCCGCCTAACTTGGAAAAGATATTGCGCTGGAATCGTAAATCACATAGCACACCGTACCTTAGTGAATTGAAACGTGGGATTTACTTTTGTTGTGGTTTGACAAAGAACACAATGTATCGTCCACAGATGATGAAGCTAGCTTGTCTTAAGTACAAGCCTGAAATTGTTCTTGACCCGTGTGCTGGTTGGGGAGGACGTATGTTAGGTGCAGTAAGTTACGATGTACAATATATTGCGTTTGAACCCAACACAACGACATATAACAATCTAATGAGTATGGTTAGTTTCTTAGGCATACAAAATAAAGTTACATTAATTTGTGATGATGCTCGTAATATGAAAAAATACAATTTACCTAACGTAGATTTAGTATTGACAAGCCCTCCTTACTTTGATTTAGAAGTTTATACGCATGAACAAACTCAATCAATATCTAACACACCAACTTACCAAGATTGGGCCGATTCATTCTTACGTGAGATAATTAAATTGAGTAGTGAACATTTAACTGTTAATGGAACTAGTTGTTGGAATGTAGGTAAGGTAAAAAATCGTGATATGAATATTGATGTTTTAAAATATCACAATGAATTTGGATATGACAAGGTTGACATTTTAAATGTGATAAGTAGCAAAAGACAAAGCAATCAAACTACTGCAATGAATTCCAAAAGTTCTGACACAACGGTGGTTTATAAAAAGTCTAGTTGACAATAAATAGAGAATATGTTATACTACGGGTATGAAAAAGCAAATTCTCTCATTCACTGTTGAACAGCCCAAACACAGGGCTCATCGTATGTTGTTTCAAAACAACACACCGTTCAAACCTAAAGTTGTCCAATCCTAAGTATTGTACAATCGTAAATCTAAACATTCTAAACAGGAAAGTTGACATGAACAACCAAGAATTACTGGAACTTGCAGCGAAGGCTTGTGGTTGGCAAGTGATCACACGATGGGAATTTGACGGCTTGAATGTCTATGTTAGCGGCAGTGGTACTAGAGTAAAGTGGAACCCACTCACTGACGACGGTGCCGCATTGCGGTTAGCGGTTCAGTTGCGTCTACCTATCTCAACCGATATCTGTTTCGTGGAGGTTTCACAGGACAAACAATGTGAAGTAACCCGCCACGCAATAGTCCACGCTGCTGCGGAAATTGGGAGTAACATGGCATGAAGATCGCCGCATACTTTGCATACATCTGGTGCGCCCTGAGTGTTGTTAGCCTTATTTGCTACGCTTTCACCGGGCAGACCGTGTGGGCTCCATTGGATCCAAAAGGTGACGGATTGGCGAGGTTCATCTTGCTGTTCATTTTGCACATTGGGGGGATTATTTCTCCTGCTGTTCTGGATATTAGGGAGGAAAAGGCATGACAGTACCACTGCCTGAGCCTTGGTATCACGAAAGCGGAGCCACCAGCTATGGTGGTAATCTTTTGCAGTACACACGAAAGGACATGAAAGCCCACGCCGCTGCTGTCAGTGCTGCGGACTGCGCTGCACTGTCCCAGAATCTTGGTGAATTGCTTGCAATCCTGCACGGTGATGGTGGGCACTACGAAACCGAGCATGGAACAGACAAAGCCGTAGCCGATGCGCTAATCAAGCACTACGCACGGATTGTGAAGGCCGACAAGGAAAATGAGGAGCTGCGCGAGGCGTTGCGGGATATATATGTCTGCATAGGGCAAGGCGGTAGTGCGTATGAAATAACACAAAGAACAACCCCAATCATTCGTGCAGCATTGGTGAAATAGCGTTAATTGCTTGACATTAAATGATTTTGGGTATATAATACATACTTAGACAGTTAATTAAAGGACCTAAAATGCAAGTAGGAACACTTATCAAGTCGTTTGACTTCCCCGGAAATCTCAACTGCTACATGATTGGCACTGTTACAAAGATCGTAGGTGATTTCATTACATGCGTAACTATACGACAAGTATTTGACGGCAAGGCATTACCACTTGAAGAATTCAATAAGGAATTCAGTACCGGGGTGCAGGGTTCTGGTATGTTTGACAACAAGTTTGAACGGGTCATAATTCTAGGTTGACATTAAATGATTTTGGGTATATAATACATACTTAGATTGATTAACGGAGCAAATATGTCTGAATTCACTTCTTGGGAACAAATGTCTGACTTGGAGCAGGCTCAGACTATTTTCTGGGATATGTACAAGGATGCCCATGGTGTTCGCCCTCGTGGGATTGACACCAGCACTTGGACCCTTGAGGACTTTCAAGCAGAGTTTGCAAGGTTGCAAGTTGTGATTGAGCGTGAAGAAGCCCAGCGTAAGGTTGCCGAATCAGAGGCGGTTGTTAAGTTTGAGAAACATGTTACCGATATTATCGGCATAGGTGCCTGTGACCGTGAAACTGCATTGCGTTGGATCATGGACGCTAGCGACTTCCCCGGCGACTGGGAACATCTGTGCTATGTTCTGGGCTTGCCCTATCAATATTTTCGTAAGGTTGCGTAATCCCAAAACTTGACATTAAATGGGTTTGGGTATATAATAGATACTTAGATTGATTAAAGGACTATTGAATGATTATCAAGCGTTACAAACAGACTCAAAAATTTCGTGTTATTGTCGGTCCTGCATGTTTTTATGCTACTGTCAAACAGATTCGTAACGGGGTTGGTGATTTTTCCAAGTGCAATGCTGCTACTCAAAAGGCATTGGATGCGCTTGAGGGTATCCGTTCTGGTATCGGTGCAGCCGATCAATGTGCTAGCGGCCTTGCTGGTACTTGGGAAGGGCTGCAAGTCCAACTTACTGCTGCCTAAAAAGGTTGACAGTAAATGGTTTTGGGTATATAATACATACTTAGACAGTTAATTAAAGGACTACAAAATGGCTAAAAAAATCTCTATCACAGTTTTTTCTGACTCAGGTCATGCGTGGGCCCGCTTCCCCAAAGCTAAGTTGGTTAAACTTGGTATTGCCAACAAGATTAGTCATTACAGCTATCAAAAAGGTGCTAATGCTTTCTTGGAAGAGGACTGCGATTTGCGAACCCTGGTTAACACCCTGCTCGACCGCGGGTATGAGATAAAATTCAACGAAAGTCACACCAATAAGCAAAGCAAAATCCGTAACTATTCTAGTTATCAGGCTTGACATTAAATGGGTTTGGCTATATAATAGAGTCTTAATCAGTTAATTAAAGGAGTTTATATGAATGACATTTCTGCAATCAACGGTGCTATTCTTGCTGGTAACTTTACTGATGCACAATTGAATAGCATCGGTGATGCAATTCGTTTTGCTCGGGCTCAACTTGGACAACAAACTAAGTACACCCTGAAAGTCGGTACTAAAGTGAAATTCACGAGTAACCGAACTGGGATTACACTCACCGGCGATGTGCAAAAAATCAATCGCAAGTTTGTTATCGTCAGAACTGGCCCTGTGAATACTTGGAGAGTGCCCGTTAATATGCTTTCTACTGCTTAAGGAGTAAATTATGAAAACAATGGTTTTAACTGCAATTGGTCTTGGTGTATTTCTAAGTTTGCTACTGAGTTGGCCCGTGATGTGGCTTTGGA